TAGTATTCCTTCTTTGCCTGCTTAACCACAAGCCTATAGTTTGTGGCCCAGGTTGGTGCAGTGTTTTGTATTTGAACCTTTAAACTGTTGCCCTTGTCAGATACTGTAGATGGTATGTACACAGAGTTATTATCACTTATTAAGGCCGTTGTCATACGTCCATAATCATCACCGTATATTATCCCAACCTCATAATCTCTGTCTGTCTTAAATGTACTCAAGGGAGTCCCTACAGGTGTCAATGCGTCTACACTTGTGTATGTAACATTGAAGTTAACTGAATCTACATCTCTAAACTGTGTGTAGTTACCATATATCAGCCTGTTTCCTATAATCTCTTGAGACTTTGCTAGTAATGGTACATTATCAAACAACCTAGTTACCTGATCGGATGGAAGAGGTGCATATATCTTATTATTACTAAATGTATAGCTAGATGTGTTTATGTTGCCATTTATGATAAGGTCATCCTTTACGATAGACTTAACAATCTTAACATTAAGACTTCTTGGATCATATGCCAGTATCTGTACCTCTGTTACAAGATTATTTCCAAGTTCAAAAACAATTTCACATTGGTTGTATGTGTTTATCATTGACTTATTGTCTCCCGTAAATGGATCTATCTTATAGTTTGATGGCTTGAATGCAACGCCTGAGTATGGAGACATTGAGCTGTATTCATTATCTACGTATTTATACCTATATGCGAAGTATAGAAACCTATCCTCCATGCTATTAGAAAGCACATCTGATGACGAAGATGGGTATATAACTGGTGCCTTTAATGGTGGTCTTAGTATCACATCTATATCTATATCTATCCTAGAGTCATTTATAGAATACTGCTTTGTCCTAGCTATGTTTATTTTTCTAGGAGGATTAAGGTTATCTGTCCAAAACAGAAGTGCTCCTGACTCTGGTTTATGTCCTGGTATATAGTTAACACCAGTGATTAGATATTCCTGACTAAAGTTTAACTGACTAGGGTTACCTCCAGTTTTGGTAGAAAGCAATACCTGTGTGGTAGTATTGTCAATCTCATTATACTCAAATATGGCGTCATAGTTATCTGATGATATAAACCAGTATATGAGGTTAAGTGGCTCGTATGCTATTGCACCTATAACCCTAGAGTTCAGTGTGTTTATAGCTGGAACATACCCTGACAATAATGCCTGTACATCTCCTATCTTAATATTACCCAGAGAGTTTGATATAGATCCTATATTAGATCCCTCAGACGTGTCTATACTTATGTTGAGTGCATCAGAATACTGACCTCCAGACAGAAGCCTTTGATCAAGATCCTTGTTCATCTTCCCTCCCAGGAATGTCTTCTTTAATTCCATACTTACTTAATCCATTTATCTCTACCTCTCAGGCTCATTAGAAGCCTAGACGGGTGTAGATTACTTAGTCTAATCTTTGTATTTCTTAGGGCAGCTGTCTTCTCCTTACGTGCCCTCATGATAACATACTCCTGTATGCCTGTCTTATTGTTTAATAAGGCCCACTTTAGGTATGCGTAAAGATATTCCTCAGCCATCTTATTTATAGTGATCTTGCTGTCGTCTCCGTTTTCCATGCCGTCAGAAACGTACTCAAGCACGATATGTTTGTTCTCTATACCTGAAGAAAAATCAATCACACCAGCGGCCTTGTTTATTGAAAACCTTGGATTGTTGTTTGCATTCTCTGTGTCCATACCATAACGTCCACCCATCCTGTAACCAAAGTACCAGTCACCGTTGTAGTTATAGCCATCACATCCGTTATATACTCCACCACCAACATAAAGACTCTTCTGCTGTCTTAGTATGTCTACCTTTGAATCTCCAGTTACAATCTCACCATCAGAATCAAAAAGTATGTCCAGGTTATTGTCCTGTAGATATCCAGTTGCAGACATAGGCTGTCTATTTTCAGTCAATGGTAAAAGTACATTCCCACTAAGTACAGATATACGTACATAGTTTACGTAGTCAGGAGGCATAACCATCTTAAGCTGATCTCCCATCTCCTGCTCTATAACCTTTATATTTCTTAGTGCGTCATAGTTCAGCTCCTGTATGGCTCTCTTTGCATGAAATATTATGGCGTACCTGTCCACATTATTTACAAGCTTGTCATTACCCACATACATGAGCATAAAGTTGTTTATGATATCAGAAAGAGAAACATACTGGTACTCTCCATGATTTAGGTCTGTAGGTATCACACCCCCGTTTGTGTAGTATTGGTAGTTAGTTATGTATGCCATCTTTATTGTTTTTGTTGTGCGTCCTGAAGCTCTTCAGATTTAGCTGCCTGAACAATGTCAGCCTCTCTGATAGATATTCCTGAGTACTGTAGTATCTTTATAACAAGGTTTGCAAAGTCACTCTTAGGAAGCTCAAAGTCTTGGTAGTCAGATGCAGATCCATCAAACATAGGATCAGTCCCAGCACTCAGTTGAACATATGTCCATTTTGGATCCACTGGATACCTAACATATCCCATGGATACGTTTGAAGTTATAGTGTTTGGGTATACTGAAAATCCTGTTTCGTTCATGGTGTATACTGGGTATGCAACCGTAGGTGCCGTAAGGTTTGAGGACGTAAGTTTTAAAACCTTATTCTGACTTACCTTCTCAACCTCAACAGACGTGTTATATATAAGCTTATCCACAAAGTAGTAGTCTGTGGGCGGTGTGAACTCAGATCCTGTGTGTGTGAGTGATGATAGTTTATAGAACGTATCTATCACGTCCGCTATCTTTTTAGGAATGTCTGAATATCCCTCTCCATGTAGCCTTGCGTTCTGCTTGACTATTGACGTACTGTATGAGTATATATACTGCTCGAATATCTCAAGCTGTGCCTGCTTTGCAAACAGGTTGAACTCAAACGGGGTTATATATCCCCTGTTCTCCTTGCTGATTATAGACAGTACAGTATTTCTTACTTGATTGATCATCTATCTAGTTTTAACAAAGATAAATAAAAAAAGGCACTTCGATTAAAAAGTGCCTTTAATGAATTAAGTGATATTACTCTTACGCAATAACGATTCCGCTTACTGCCTTTGAAGGCACTACCGTTGTTACAACATTATGCCATACAGACTGATGTGCATCAACAACTGCATTCTGAATAACGTCTCTCATCTCCTCAGATCCAGCAGCAACTGCTGCATGAGTAATTGTTAAAACGTCTTGAGCTGCAGCACCACCGTAAACTACTGTTACTGTAGTTGTAGATGCTTGCTTGATGATTTTAATGTCATCAGCAGAAACTAATTGATTCCCTTCATTTGTTACAGGAATAGATAAAAACTTTGCCATTGTTAAAAAATTTAATGGGTTAATAATACCACAAATATACTAATTCTCAGATATCTTTTCATCCAGGAACTTAAACAATTCCAGTCCATCATTAGACTGAAGGTAGGATGATAATGTATACAACGGATCCTCTCCGAATGGTATCGTCATCAACTTCTTTTTGTTCTCCTTAAGATTGTAAAATATCTCCTTCTTGTTGTTTCTGAATGACAGATAGCCATCAGATAAAGCTCTTGACGCTATGTTATTCACACGTAGAGACGGATCGTTAACAGCCTCCATGAAGTCCTGAGGATATCTCTTTGCGTAAAGCATTATATCTCTCTTGACCTCAGCTACAGTCATAGAGGAAACCTTTCCTCCTAGAAGTACGTTAGCTACTGCTTCCATAGTCGTCCAATCTAAATCTCTAGCCGCAACCTGAGCATCAAGCTCATTGTACATGAAGTCAACATGATCCTGAGCATCTTTCTCTTCATCGAACTCATAAAACTCTGCCCCGTTATTAGGGTGGTAGTGTAAGAACTCCTGAAGCACTGGATTTGTCTTTGGTACTCTTAGTATTCCATCCTCAAAAACTATTGGCTCTAATATAACATTACTGTCCTGCTCATCCTGAAATGGTGAGTTTGCGTTACGTGCATATCGAAGAGGTCTATTTATGTTATTCTCCTCGTCGTAGTAAAGCAGTCTGTTTCTTGGTGTGTCTCTTGACGCTATGAAGTAGGCAAGAGGTTCTTTATTTCCTTTTAATAGGTATACTCTGTCTTTAGGTTCGAGTATTGATTTTTTCTTTTTCATTTTATTTTAATTTAATTTTTACAATAAAAACCAGGGGCCGAAACCCCTGGTATATAAATAGTCCTGTATTATCCTTTGAACAATACGAAGTTATTAGCTCCCATAACACAAAGTGCTCTTTCTGACAAGAAGTTCACCTGCATTTTATCGATGTCGCTACTCATAGCTCCACCTGCAGAACCTGTCATCCAAGTTTTGTATCGACGATCCTCAGCCTCAGAAGCTCTATAACGTACATGTAAGAATGGACGTTTAGCGTTCTTACCAAGAACTTGATCGTACACTGATGTAGTACCAGCTGGTACAAGAACACCGTTTACAGCACCTCCTGTCAAACCTCCACGAAGCGTAGCATCGTTTAAGTATTTCCAGTCAGTCTTGTAAAACTCATAACCTCTCTTGAATCCAGAGAATCCAAGGTTGAGTGCCATCTCCTCAGAATTGTCAAACAATCCGTAAGATGTACCACCTGCTCCGTAAGAGTTTTGAGCTGCTAACATGTCGTCAATATCGAAAGAGAACTGACGGTTTAAGAACAATACGTTCTCAGCGATAGCACCCTGCTTGTCAAGACGTTGTACGATTGTATCAAAGTCTGCCAATGCAGCTGGGTTACCACCTGACCATACGTTACCTCTATTCTCGATAGTGTCAAACATACCCTCAGTACCTGCGTTTCCAGCATCTACTCCAGCAGCACCTGCATTTGTAGATAAGAAAGCTTCAGCTCCAGATGTACCTTCTGCAGGAACACCTTCAACCATAGCCATCTCTAAGTAATCGTCAAATCGTAGACGAGTCTCATGCTCTGACTTCAAGTACCATAGGTATCCTGTAGCACCGTTTTCAGTTGTAACCTCAACCCATCCAACTTGTGCCATATCAGATCCAGACACCTCGTAGTTGTCCTTGATGATGATTGGCTTGCAAGAGAAGATTGAATCCTCAGCCTCTAACGAACCTTCCATTCCTGCGGATCCTTTCTTAAATTCAGATCCATAAACAAATGCAGTAACAGTAGTTGTTGCACCTGTAAAAGGACTTGCAGCGAAATCTGTGTAGTATGCTACAGTGAAAGAGTTAGCAGTAACAGAAACAATAACACCCTTTGCAGACTCAGCTGCAGCTTGATCGGATGATAAAAATACTGTTTGATTCTTTCTAAATACCATTCCTGTTGCAGGAGCACCCGCCATAGTAAACACTTGCTGTCCTGCAGCAGGAGCACCCAATGCAGCGAAAGT